AATCCCTTGTTAGCAGTCAATTTTTCAAGTATTCTGTCACTAATAACCACTGTCTTTTTTAACATCTTCCCAGCAAAGTAGTAAAAGTACTTCACAAAACTAGAAGGTAAAACTCTCTCCATTCCTCTTACAAAATGTATGTATTTTTGAAATACTGAGTGAGGCCCCCATCTTCTGCAGTCAAGAACCCACCTTATTATGCATTTAAACTCCCTATTTTTGTTGCTTGGCACTTCAAAAAATTCGCTATGTATGTTACTGTGTCTTGCAGATGCTTTGAGAGATATGTACTCACCTGGGAAAAGGTTACACAAGAAAGCACAAAATTTCTCTAATGGTTGCTGATATAATTTAGTAGTGATATTCATGATGTAAATTTCTCTATCACTAGCTCTTTGTTGTTTAGGTGCAGCACTGAATGTAGCTTCTAATAGAGGGGTTTCTGCCATCTTCCTTCTGAATGTAACTTTATCTTCTATGACAGCATTGTTCAACACCCTGGGATCTTTTACTTTTTGGTATTCTTCTAGTATTGACACTGCGTCTTCCATCATCTCTTTATAAAGAACTGTATAACCCTTGTTACCGTTGAATGTCTCTTTGGTTGTCCCTTTTAACCCTTTTGAGTTTGCAAGGTTCTCATATCCAGCATCCAAGCAGCTCTCCCAGTGTTGTTTTAGTTGCCCAGTAGTTGTATGTTTTTCTATCATTGCTGCCCCATAATCCCCCAGAAATTGCATAAAAACTGGGTCAAAGAGCATGTCCTTCTTCATCATATCTTCAGTTTTGGGTCCAAGTATATCGAAGTATGCTGATTTGCAATTGATTTTATCCATGTCTGGATTCTCATCTTTTATTGCAACAACATCAGTCAATATTGCCTTTAAATTAACCATGTTTGACATGAGGTTCTGGATGTTTGCCTTACTCATAACATATGTGGAGTATATCATAGATGTTAGCTCGTCCAATTTGACTATGGGTTCTCCAGTCCATATATGTTTTAAATTAGACTGTTTAAATCCTTGCTCTAAGTCATCAAAATGCCTAATGCCCCTAAATGACACAAAATGCATTGGGAACCCAATACACATTCTATACCTTAACCATGCATCAAAGTAAGTGTAATTGAAACCTATAAATTCCTGCATCAGCTTATCTAGCGCACTATATTTACCTACAGGATTCATGACCAAATATCTGGTAGCATACATAAAATTCTCAGTTTTTCGTCTATTGTGGAAACCTAGGAGTATTGGAAACATGTTATTCATACTTATCTCAGAAAATTTCTTACCT